CTTCTTCTCCGTTTTCTATGGCTTTTGCAATACTAGGATAAATCCTTTTATACGCATTAACACTTTTACCAATAAATCCATCAGGCAATAGTTGGTTGTTTTCTTGACTATCGGCAACGAGTAAACATCCAGCAGTATGTTCATCAGTGTTTCCAGTATGAATAAGAATATACTCAAAACCAGGAACATCAGTGACATGCAACATACCACGATGTATACCAGGATATTTTTTAGTATATCTTTCATGAAAACCACCTTCTTTTCTTAATTCTACTTTGTATATACCAGCAGGTACACGTGTTTCACCACGCACCTTTAACGCTCTTGCCTCGTCTTCTAGGGTGTAAGAAAGAAACTTTCTACCTATATCTGTAATCTCAAAAAGCAGACCGTTAGTGGAGTCTGCTTCTGAGCTAAAACGTAAAACTTCTAATTTCATTAATCGTCAGATGATATACCAGTATCTAAGCCATCACACAATAAGAATTGTACTTTTTGTGCAGCTGTAGTTGCAGCGAGATCAATGTTATTTGATGCATCACCAGCACCATCTACATGCATTGGCGAAAACACAGCTTCACCTGGTTTGATAGTAGAAACAATATCACCATCGGCTTTTACTGTAACTAGATAATCGGTATCTACATTTTTGAAAAAAGCAAAAACTCTATCTTTATTATGCCTAGCTAAATTCACCGTAGTATCCGATGTGCCATTAGTAAGAATCTCTCCAGTACTAATTACTGCGGCATCCGTAGTTTGCGACTGTGTTGTAAAACTTGGTGAAAATGAAAATACTACATTTCCAGAAGAATCTGTTAATGTAAAACTTGCACTTACTATTACACTTGTTGACTGTGTTGCCATATCTTTTTAATTTTATAATTATGCTGCAGAATCTACTTCAAAGAAAAAATATTCTACATGAACTGTTGCGGTATCTGCGCGCAAAGTTGTAGTTTCTGTTGTATTTCTTACTATATTAAATAAAAACTCACCTGGCTCAAGAATGCCCACTAAATCAGCTTCACTACTAGGTCCATCATATACTTTCAAAAAATTAGTGTCATCCATATTTTTGATCATATAAGCCTTACCATTAGTAACTGCAGTAGAAGCTCCAAAAGCTGAAGGATCTAATCCATAATCACCATCGTGTGCTATATCAGCACGACCTGCTTCTATTTGATTTATGCCAGTAAGATTCATTGTAAACGAAGCGCTTTGTGACTGACTATAACCCGTTGCTGAGCTAGCTGTCATATTTATGCTTGCGTTAAATGTATAATTTGCCATTTTATTTTAATTTAAATTCTTTTTACAAAAGTAATAAATAATATTTTAATATCCACCACCACCTCCACCACTATTTGTAGTGCCACTGCTGGTGTTATTATTATTGCTAAACCCTGACGATGGTGTAGCTGCCGCACCATGTGTAGCGCCACCCATATATCCTACTTGTCCTTGATAAACATGAGTGTGGTATCCTGATAAGCCATTAGCAGCTGCATAAGCCAAAGCTTCAGCTACCGTGCTATATAGTGGAACACCACCTATCATTGTTAATACAGCCATTAATTTTCTTTTTTTGATGATCCTCCAAAGAAGAAATCAATTATTGTATTTACTTTAGCTGACATAGCACCAAATATGGTAGATATAAAACTAATTTCAAATTCGCCCATATCAATACCACCACCTACAAAATGTTGAAACATGACAAAACTTATACCAAAGTAAGCTACAGTAAATAGTGTTGCTAATATTTTTTGTATAAATGCATCATCTTTGTATAAAGATCTTGCATCTTTTCTATCTTCTACTTCTTTAGCAAAAGCTTCTTTTTCTGCATCTAACAAAACTTTACGTAACTGTAATTTTGCTTCTTCTCTTTCTTTATCAGTAGTAATTACTTTATCTAATATGCCTTCAGCATTATCAACTACTTTGCCTAATATACCACCTAATAGATTCTGTATCATTTCCCTTGTCCTTTATATTGTTTTTTGTAGCCGTTTTGACTACGACTTGCATTCTTACTATGCACGCCTGGTTTTTTTGTTCTTTTTTTTGTCGTATGTTTAAACGATAGTCCCTTTGCCATTTTTTATTTTATTTGTCCAGTTTTCATTTTTTTTTGAAAAAATAGGTTTTGCTTTTACTCCTAAAGCATTATTCTTTTTTTCTTTAAACTTTTCGGCTTCTTCGTAGCTCATGTTTCTAGTATAGTCGTAATAGTATTTGCTTTTATCCATGTTGTTCATTTAGTCTTGACATTCTTGCACCACAACAACACATGTTTTTATCAGCCATCTTGCCTCTAAATTGACCACCATGACCATACTTACTTACTCTACCTTTTTCTCTTTTTTCTTTTGCGGCTTTTGCCTTATCTGATTTACTCAATTGACTCCAGGTTTTAGGTGTATCTTTACTAATCTTTTTTGTAGGGCGAAAAGTATTTTCACCCTTACTGTAATCTTTATTACCACCAGGTGTACGCCAGTCTTCTTTAAACCAACGTTTAAGTGCTAAACCTTTTTTAGTTTTACGTACAGCCATATTAATCTAATTGTCTATACATACCACCGCTTTCGTACTTCATTCCCCTAGCAGCTTTCTTTTTACTTTTATTTCCCCAGTTAGCAGCACCTACTTTACGACACTTAGCCATTGCACCACTTCTGTATGCAGATGTCTTAGGTCCGTATCTTGATACTACTTTATGATAACAAGCGTCTTTTGGCATCTCAATCTAATTGCGGAAGCATTCCTCCTAATTTATACTTCATACCACTGCGTGCTTTTTTAGGCTTGCTGTGTGTATATCCTTTTTTCTTATAATCTAAATGATCTTGCATAGTATTAGCCATAACAGTTTTACCAGACTTACTATACATTTTATGTTTTTTAAATTTCTTTGCCATGTTAATCGTGTTGCATTCTTATTAAACCGCCTTCAGAGTGACATTTCCATCTCCTGCGGGCAGCGCAAATTCTTTTCTTTGGAGTTTTACTACAATTAATATTATGCATTTTCATTTGTCCTTTACTACGAGAGCAATATGACTTTCTGCGTTTTGCAGCTTTACTACCTTTTTTGACTTTACCAGTAACAGCAGTTTTTAATTTACTACCTGGGTTAGCTCTTCTATATGCAGCTACACCAGCTCGTGTCATTCCAGCTCCAGACTTTGTAGATCTAAAATTCTTTTTGTTACGAGGTGGCATTTTTTTACGAGCTCTTGGCATTACTCTAGTCTTATTATAGTTTTATTAAATTTAATATTATTATCATCTATAATCAAATGATAAATACCTACATTTAAATACAATGAATTTATATTCTTGTATTCATTAACTAAAGCCCCCTGTGAATTGTACACATGTACGTTTACAAATTTAGTAAAATATATATTACCTTTTGTTGGGTTTGGATATACATCAGTATTTAGACGTTTATAATTTTGTATGTCTGTTGGACCAGACCATCCGTCTGCACAATAATCGTATAAATAATCACATGTGTTATCCCATTCTACATCACAACAATATTCATCTACATCTATTACCCATTCAAAACACTCGTTAGGAATATAATATATATCGCCAACGTTGCAACCAGCACTATAATAACACGAACTGTCTGCCACGTTAGCAAGCGGATCGTAATTAACAGCGGTTGCATCAGTGCAGCCAAGCATAGGATAAATACAACTACCATTATCAGTATTTGCATTATCATCATAATTGAGGGCTGTACTGTCTGTGCATCCATAGTAGTAAGGTATACAATTTCCATTATCGGTATTACATGTATCGCAGTAATTCCACATTATAGGATCTATGCATCCAAATACTACAGGAATGCAACTACCATCATCTGTGTTTGCTAATACATCAAAGTTAAAGGCTGCACCATCGGTACAACCCCAAACAACGGGCATGCATGAACCATCGTCTGTATTCGCTAATATATCGTAATTAAAAGCTGTGCTATCTGTACAGCCTAATATAACATCTATACAAGAACCGTCATCAGCGTTAGCTAATAAGTTGTAATTTATTGCATCTACGTCCATACATCCGTATACAAATGGAGTACAAGACCCGTTATCTGTATTAGCCAATGGATCAAAATTAAACATTGTGCTGTCTGTGCATCCATAAGCAAATGGTATGCAGCTGCCATTGTTTGTATTTGCGTTTATATTATAATTAAACATACTGGCATCAGTGCAACCATAAATATATGGAATACAAGTATCAGATGCTGTAGCTAATGGGTCGTAGTTAAACATAACTGGATCCATACATCCATATACATAAGGTATGCAAGAACCTAGAAGTTCAACGTTTGCTAAAGGATCGTAATTGTATGCTGTACTATCCATACATCCTAATACAATTAATGTAGCACAACTACCATCATCATAGTCATAAGAAACGTTATACTCTAAGTATATTGGATTAGTGCACCCAGGTGCGTAATAACAAGATCCATCGTCAGTATTTAGTGTATCATTATAGTTTACTGCTAAACTATCTATGCATCCATATGTTTTTTCTATACACGTATTGCCACAATAAGGTTGTCCTGTAATAGGAAAAAATGGTGGTATAGGATTAACAAATCCACCTTCTATATCTATTGCGTAATAATCTTCAGAGTATAGACTGTAACCACATTGTACTGCTGTAAAGTCTGATTGCTGTGTTATTTCAAACACTGCTCTTACAGGATAACCTGCTGCTAAATTTATAAAGAATGTAGTATCAAAACCATCTACTAAAGTATAGGAGCCTATATGTTGATAATTAAATGGTGGTATTAAACTAGTTGCTTGCGCTAGTTTTAAAGAAGAACCAGCCCAGCCGTTTCCAGCTAAGTCGGTTAATTCTAACTCATGCATACAACTATCTATGTTTATATCTGTATTAGCTGAGTCTATATAATTATATGCTAAAGAGTCTGTACATCCGTATATTCTTGGTGTAAAACACATACCCGTGTCTAATGTAGCCGTTAAATCAAACTCTACATAGCTACTATCCATACAGCCAAACACTGGCGGCGGTGGTGGGCATCCCGAAGTATATATTGTATCATACATTTGACTTCCAAAGTCAGCCATAGGTAACTCCCATATAGTATCACCACATTGCTCTATATAAACAGAACCATCATTACCACCCCACAAACTACCAGCAACACCGTCACCATAAGTATCATTAATAACAAAATAAAAACTATCAATAGGTGCACAAGCTGCAGCATATTGCGGCTCATAATCTATAATGCCTGTATAAGTACCTCCTTGCATTAACGTATCACCAAAGAAAGTCATTATATACCAAGATGTTTCTTCTGGATACTGATCAGGATTTATTGTAACATTTAAACTCCACGTGCCTGGAGGACATTGACCAAACGTAGTGGCTACTGTAAAAACAATAACCATTATAAAAGCATATATAAATTTAGTAAACTTATTCATAATTATATTATTATATTAGTCCACGGGGGGTTGCTCTGGTATAGGATACTCAATTACACATTTATTTTTTTGACTAGTTGTTAGTCTTTCGTAATAATCGTTAGGAACAGCTACCATATATTCTAAACCTTCAACTAATAAAACTTTAGCTGTAGTTGTAGTGAATTTACTGCTATCTGGATAATTATAATAAGTATCCATATCCGATAAAATAGAAGCGCACTCTGCTTGTGTTGATTTTAAATATTTCATTATAGTCCGTTTCTAGTATTAATATCTGCTCTAACGTTTGTTAAGTTTTCTCCAGATAAAACAGCATTATAAATTACTAATTCATCTATTTTTCCATCAAGAGGTGTAGCACCATCTACTTGACAACCTATTTGAGTAGGCTTCCAAGGAAAAGTACCACCATCACTACTGTCTGTAGATAATGTCGTACCATTTTTTATACTTATAAGTTCATTATCATCATTTCTAACAAGCTCAAATAACATTTTAGTATCATCTTCAACCACTGCTGAAAACGTTATATTAACGTTACCACTAGAACTTGTTGCTCTAAATCTACCATCACTGGTACTACCACCATGAGCTAATCTAAAAAAGTTTTGATTTGTACCTCCTAATAATGTTTCATTACTTTCAGCATCCAAAGTAACAACTATAAATACGTGAAATAAATCTAACTCTATTTCAGTTATATCAAAGAAATCATCAGTTCCATCAAAATGCGCACCTCCATTAAGAAGTGCAGGTTGATTACTACCCGTGCTTTGAGCGGCGTGATTGTCATTACCTGATTGATCAGCCCATTGAGATATACCAGTTGCAGTTGTTTGGCCAGTTGCATTTTTTAACCAAAGTTGCAAACCGCTAACTGAAGTTAATAAAAAATCTGTAGCAGGCAATCCGCCCGCAGTAATACTGTTGGCTAATCCTAACATAATTAAAACTTGCTTATTATTAGTTCGTCAATATAGTCTTGTATTTCTTTTCTTGTAGCTTGTAAGGTAAAGCTAAGGTCTGCTTGAAATCTTTTTACTTCTTCACCATCATCAAATATTATAATAGTAGGAACTACTGCTATTTGATATTTTTTTTGTAGATCATTATTATCTATCATATGCGATTGTTTATCACAATCACCTAATTTACTAAACCAGTCTACATTGTTTTGTTCGTTCCATGATGCATTAAATTGCATCGCGGTCACTTGAGCCGAGCACGTAACACAGGCTAGCAACGATAGCGACACCAGCAAGTATGTCATAAATATTTTCCATTTTGTTTTAGTTGTTTTCATTATTTTAAAGCGTCAATCTTGTCTTCCATTCTAATCATACGCTCTTCAAGTTTTTTTACATCGTCACGCGTTTCCATGATGGTGTTTCTAATATTAACATCTTTCATGTCAAATTCCATTTTAGAAACCTCAGGAGCTGGTAACTCTTTAGCTTCTGATATATCTGCTTGTAAAGTAAACCACATGCCCACAAGCGTAAAGATAAGAGCTGCTATACCAGCTAATGTTTTTATATTTATCTTAAAACTTGTTTCTTCGTTAAGCTCTTTCATTATCTTTTACATTTTCTTGAACAATGACCAAAACAAACTTTACCAAAAGTTAATTTATATAGCAGTTCACAAATAAATTTTTTCATCTTAAAATATTATATAGTTAATACCAAATTTAAAATCATACCATTCTCTATTCCAATACTTATGGTATTTACCTTCCACAAAGGTACCTAAATGTTTGTTTATTTTCAAACCAAATATTAATCCACCAGAATAGTCATACCATTGCTCATCATTGTTGTAGTTATGATAAGAATATTCACCACCATTATTATAATGATAAGGAATTAAATTACCCCAAGTATGTAACCAAAAGTTTTTCTTATACGTATAGTAATCAAAACCCACAACTAATGAATACACAAATTGATTGTCTAACTCGTTTCTTTTCTTTTCTACATAGTCCTCTAATACCTGTGGTATTATTACCTGCTCCCATACATCTGAACTAGTAGCAACTATGTTTCCATTTGGATTTATATATTGTTGATCATATACATCTATGCTGTACCCTTCTTGTATAGCTAAATATGTATAATGTAAATTGCCATTAGAAAGCAACCACTCATCTAGAGGATTGTATCCATATGGCTCTGCCAATCTAGTTACACCACCAAAGTTAAATGATAGCTTTTTATTACCTCGTATTCTAAAACGTTGTGTTGCTTCATAATATTCTATATCAGCAAAACCATCTTTCATGTATTCTATTTTTGTCATCCATAATGGTTTAACATATCTAAGAAAATGATTTTGATCTATGTATTCCACACCTTCCTGTCTTCTATAATCTATTTCAAATAAATATTCAAAAGGGGACAAGCCAATAGTAGCAGCATCACTATATGTAGTTTCAGTTCCATCTTTAAATGGACTTGATGCTTCATATTGAAATCTTTTTATTTTTCTAATACCAGCTGTTAAAGAATAATCATACGGTGTTTCTTCTGTACTCGTAGTTAGTATGTCTTGTACATTGTAAACACTACGATCTGATAAAGAAGTACCACCATTAGCTGCAATATAGAATGTAGAAAATTTAAATAGATTTTTTATTTGCGCTTGTGTATTTACGCAAAACAACATAAATATTATTAAAATTAATCTATTCATGATGTAAGCTAGGATATAAATTATCATAATATTCTTGCAACAATGCTATTTCTGCTGTAGACAAAGCTCTATCATAAATAGATATAACTGCAATTTCTCCAGTATAATCTGAAGCATCATTAGCAAAAGCACCTATATGTTGTACTTGAAATCCTGTATTACTTGGATTTTCTGAACTATCTGGATAACCAGCCTGCCCGCCCGTACCAGAACTATTTAATAAATCCTCAGCTATTAAATCCTGAACATCATATAAATAAACTTTTTCTTTGTTATCTGTTGTATTTTTTTCTTTTACTAAAGCTATAAACTCACTTTGATTATCTAAAAATGCACCACCAGAGCCACCTTTATCAACAGGTGTTCCTCTGCTACCTACAGAATAAGCTACAGTATTGTTTGCTCTAATTTGATTAAAAGCATTTGAACTTCCAGAGCTATTACATCTAAACAAAATCGTGTTTGCATTAATTTTTATTTGATT